TCATCGCTTGACGTCCACCATAGACACCGACAGTCGCGTGATCCCAGGCGCCGTGCTGAAGCCGTTCCAAAACCAGACCCAATACGCCCCGTCTGCAGGGATCTCGTACGATGGATCTAGGATGGCGGTCCACGTCACGGTTTCGTTGCTAGGGTCGGGCACGACGGATGACATGATGATAGTGTTCCCCGCCGAGTCCGTAAGCTTCACAGGATAATATGCATCAGTCGGGCAGCCTGCCAGCACCCCAAGGACCGACACGAGGCGTAAGTCGCTGCTCGCCTCTAGGACCAGGGTGACGGTTAGCGCGTGCGTCCACGCATCGACGGCGAAACTCCCCGACGTGATCGTCTGGACCGCGGAACCGGTGACGGCGTTGGGGCTGATGCCGCCGGTGATGACGGCGCGATTGCCGTCCACGTTGCCGGCGGGAATCCGGATGTAGATGCCGCCGTCGAGCACGGCGTCGAGGCCGGCGCCCCCGGGCCCGAGGACCTAGCCGCCGGTGCCGACCACCACCGTCGACGAAGCCGCACCAGGATCGGTCTGCCCCGTCGCGCCCGAATAAGTGAAGGTGTCGCCCTCCTGCAGGTCGACCAACACGATGCCGCCGGTCGCGCCCTCCTGGTAGATGTACAGCTCCCACGACGTGTTGGTCGCGCTCGTGCTGCTCCCGGTCGCGACGACCTTGAACCCTCCGATCAGCGTGCCGCCGCCGAAGCCAAAATACGACGCACCCGAGATGTTAGGCGCAGTGCCCCCATTCGCGGTGCGCACGTACAGCAGACAGGTTCCCTGTTGCGCGCCGCCGGAGTTGTAGCCGCCTCCCGCGACCAGCTCGGCCTTGAATTGTGACGGCTCGCCAGCAAAAACCCACGTGCCCAGATGCACCCACTGTGCGCTGCCTACATTGGGCAGCGAGAACTTCAGTTGCGCGGCGCGCGCCACGCCGTCTGCGATGTTATCCAGCGTCTTGTTGATCACCCCGGCGCGCGAAAGATCCACCTGGCCGCTGGTCAGCGCGGTCAGCAGGGTGCGCCCGTACGTGCTGCCGTCCGCGATCTCGTCGAGGATCTTGTTCAGGTGCCCGCTCTGCGAGAAATCGATCAGCCCGCGCCGATTGCTGTCCATGTTTGCGACCGGCATCCGCTGGTAGGTCGTGCCATCAGAGACGTTGTCCAGCGAGTCGGGTCCCTCCAACTGCCAATTGGCGCTGGGCGGGGCGCTGTTGGTGTTGGCCGCGATGCAAATGTAGTAATTGCCGCCGCTCACCACCTCGTCACCGACGCTGTACGCCGTCGTCGAGCTCCACGCGCCCAGAAACGTGTACGGCACCCCGGCGCTCAGCCGGCTCAGCAGCGTGCGCCCGTACGTCGCCCCGTCCGCGAGTTCATCGAGCGAGGCGAGCGATACCTGAATCCAGGCCGAGCCGTCGTACAGGAAGAAGCGGTTTGTGTCGCTGCGAAAGAAGACAGCACCCGTCGCCGGCGACGCCGGAAACGCCGTTCCTCCCTGCACCCCGGCGAGGAAATTCGCTAACTTGCCGCCGAGCAGCGCCGCCGCGACCATCCGCGCGTAAGTCGAGCCGTCAGGCAGATTATCCAGCGAGAAAGCAGCTCCCACGGGCTGAGACTTGTACTGCGTGACGGTGGCGCCGACTTCGAGTTGCGGCGCGCTGGCGAGCAGCTTCTCGCCGCTTTCCACCGTGCAGTTCTGGGTGACGAACACCACCACAACGGACGCGACGCCTGCGGGAATCGTCACCGCCGCGCCGGGCGTGCGGCCCAGGGCGCCGGCGCCGACCTCGACGCTGGCATACGTGGTCGTGCGGTCCACCGACATCAGGAGCCACGCCGGCGTCCCGCTGCTGACGAAGCGCGAGTCGATATATGCGCTCAGCACGTAGCTCTGACCCGGTATCACTGGGATCGCCGCGCTCACCACCTCCAGGTTGCCGCTCGCGGCGCCGGTGCCGGCGAGCTCAAGCGCGTTCTGGCCGCCGCCGCCGGCGCCTTGCGCGATCGCGATAGCGCCGGCGCCCGAAAAGTCCCAATACGAGGAGCCGAGCTGAAAGCCGCTGTCCGCGACCAGGTTCGCGTTGGCGTCGCCCGCCATCTGCTGCGCGCCCAGCGAATGGTCTGGGATTACCGGCACCGAGGCACCCAGCACGAATGCCGGCCCTCCTTCGTAACCGGTCGCGTCGTACGTGAGATTCATCGTCGCGCCGGCGCCGATCTCGCCGCCGGCCAGCGGCACGTTTCCGGTCGCGCCCGGCTTGACGATCTGGACCGCGGCCAGCGCGTTGAACTGAAGCTCCGCAGGTCCCGTGTTCGGCGCGTTGAATTGCACCGTGTACTGGATGGTGCTCAGGTACGCGGTCAGGCTCGGATAGCTGGCGGTGTACAGGTTCATCGGGCGGCCGCCGTCACCATCCGATCGCCAGCCAGTAGAATCCCGTGATGTATCCGTTCACGTTGAAGCGGTTCACGAAGAAGGTCCCCTGAGCAATCGTGAGCTGAGGATTGTTGTACTGGTCGGCCTGCACCCCCACGCCGAGGTCGGCCGAGTTGCTGTAAATCGGAGTCGCGAAGGCAGCGATGCAGACCGTGGGAAAAGCGGTCGGCCATGCCACGGTGTAGACCGTATCTCCGGTGATGCCGATGGTCGGCGCGAACATCCCCCACTGCACCAGCATCTTTTGCGCGCCCAGGCCGATCCACGCATACCCATTTTCCGCGAGCAGCCCGCTGAACTCGCCCATGAAGCTGTTGAGCGCGGCGACCTGTGACTGCAGCGACGCGATATTGCCGATATTCGTGTCCTGCCGCCCCTTCAGGAATGCGGTCCGATTCGCGAGTTGCTGATGGGGCTGATTGCTCACCCCGATCCCGCCATAACTCGCGCCGGCGGCCGCGCCCTCGACCGGATCGGTCGATTCGATCTCGTAAATCTCGTTCGCCGTGAACTCGGGGGTATCCGTCAGTGTGCTCATCGCGCTTACGCCTCGAAGGTCCAGGTGCCAGTGTAGCTGCCGTTGCTCGCGATCACGCCGACATTGAGCAGTATATGCGCCATCATCGTGAGGTTCGGCGCGCCCGCGCCGGCCGCGCGCGCGATCGGCAGCGCGACACTGCCGCTGTTCGCGTAGAAGGCGAGCTCCTGCACGTTAATTCCGACCGCGCCGGTATCGGTCGAGCCGACGATCTCCCAGGTGAATTGCGCGTAGCCGGATTGCGGATAGCTGACGGACGCGACCGCCTTGTAGTAGGCCGGCGCCGTGATATCGGTGTCGTTAACCGTGGGCGCCGTGGTGCCGCTCCCGAAGCCCACCACCGCGATCGCGTTCGTGGCCACGACCGCGCCGCCCACCAGGTTGGCGATCGGCCCCAGCGCCGCGTTGACGATCAGGTTGTCGCCCTCGCGCGTCCAGAGCAGCTTCCCGCGGCGCCATGCGCGGATCGTCACGTGGCCGCGCGGCTTTCGATTCATGCGAGCGGGAGCGATCATCGATTACCCTCCACCGGATTTCCGTTGAGCGTGGTGGCGCCGTCGCTCGGGCCGACGCGCACATTGGCGTAGCTGTCGCCGGCATGCTGCGAGCGCTTGTCGTAGGTCAGGGGCAGCGCGTACGGGTCGCTCGCCGCCGGCAAAGTGAAGGAGAAGGAATCGCGCGGCGCGTTGAGAACGTCGAAGACGCCGGTGATGTCAAAGTAGCCGGAGAAGCCGCTGGCGGCGTCCGCGGGAGAGCTAATCGCGTCGGCCTGCGGCGCCGACTCGAATACGACCGCATCGAGCCAAACGCGCGCCGGCTTGAAGAAGTTGAAGGCCGCGGTGATCAGCCCCGGAGCGGCGGCCGGCGCGGCCGATGGGGTCACCGCAGCCGCTGCGCGCGAGGAGATCCCCGCCTGGTAGAGCGCCGCGATCTGCGCGTCGGTGAGGACGCCCGAGAACGTCGCGACGCGACCGATACGCCCCCGCCAGTTTGCTCCCGGGGTGCCGCGGTCCCAGCCGACCTGGAAGTACGTGGCGCCGCCGGCGACAAGCGGCTGCGATCCCCTCGCCACGAGGCTTCCATCGACGTAGATTCGGGTGGTCGCGCCGTCCGTGCTGTACCCTACGAAATGGACCGCTCCGTCTGTCGGAAACGGAGCGTAAAACTGGCCAGAAACATAAGAGTTTACCATCAGCCCGAGCGGCGACCCCGTGTCGTAGTTGAGGCCGAACCACCCGTCGTCGCCGTCCCAGCCGCGCTGGGACACGATCGCCAGTTGATTGCCCGGAGTGAGCGCTGCCGGATCAAGACTCACCCACGCAGTGACGGTCGTGTCAGGGCCGAGCAGCACGCCTTCGACCGCAGCCGTCAGGCAGGGAAAAAGCGGCGGATGGTATCCCTGGCTGAATGACATCGACGTCTCGCCGTCCCCAAGAAGCGGAGCCGCCCCGGGGCTGACGAAACCGCCAGCCGGCGAGCCCAGGAGGTCTCGGCGCGCCGGCGTCGCGTCCCGCGCGACGTAACCCGGATCGTCGAGCTTCCAATATGCGGTTGGATTCAGCGCGAGCACCGCGAGATCGTACGTGCTCAGTGTGACGCCCATGCGGTTCATCACGCGGCACGCGGCCCATCCCTGGCTGCTGGGATAGCTGCTGCCGCCCCACGATTGTTGCCCCTCCAGCAACTGCGCCTGCGGCCATCCCAGCGCCGCCAGCGCGCTCTTGATCGCCGCCGGCGTCCCCTTCGTCTGATGCAACGCCGCCATCGCCTTGATCATCGATCGCTGATCGATCGCTTCGATCAACTGCCACAGGGGTGACGCAACATCGAACTGCCACGCCAGATATGGGATGGCGCTAGCCGGCGCAGAATCGATTCGATAGACCAGCATCGGCGACAGATCTATCCCGTCCAGCCGCGCAATCAGCTTCATCAGCGCCTGCACGCGCAGGTCGGGCGCGATCGACGGCTGTGGCTCAAGCGACGCCATCTAATGAATGCTCCGAGCTGGCGGTCTGGCTGAGATTAATCGCGGTGCAGTTGGCCCATTGGCCCGGCGTGAGCTGCGTGTACGCCGGCGAGGTTAGGGTGCATCGATAGACGCCTGCCACGCTGCCCAGCGCCGCGATGATTTCCTCGGGCACGATATCGCGCTGGATGCGCGAGGCGAGGTTGATCGCGAACTGCTGGGCGGCCTCGTTAACCGCGGCCGTCACCGTGGTCACGTCCGCATCGCTGAACAGCTCGATCGTGCCGGCAATCGTGTAATCGACCTCGCTGACCGCGTCCACCGCGACCGTGTCGGTCAGCGGCCGCACGGTGTCGGCCGAGAGCGCGGCGAGGACCTCGGCCAGGAGGGCCGAGTTCGCGATGCCCGCGTTGTTCGGACTCGCCGCTGGCTGCGTGAGGATGGGGCCGGTCAGCACATAGACGGTCACCTGGCCCGGCGCCGGGGACACCACCTGCGCGTCGATAATCGACGGGTCCACGCCGATCGCGAAGAACCGGTACGCGCCGCTGGGGCCGGCGACCGAAAATTGGTTGGGCGCTAGCTGAATACGCTCGCGGTAATGATCGTCGGTCTCCGGGTCCGAGCCACCAGCCGTCGTGGTGGTGTTGCTCACGCTCGTAATCATCGCGTTGGGCGCGAGCTGAACATCGACCATCCCCACCAGATAGCCATTGCCGCCAGGTCCGGCGGCCGTGGCCGTGGCAGTGACGGACCCCGTGGTCGATCCAGCGACGATCGTCAGGTCGCTATCGGTCTGAAACTGATACTGGCCATCCGAAGTTCCCACTGGCGTCCCTGCGGGAATGGTAAAGGACACCGTGAGCGCCTGGATCAGCGTGAACTGCAGCGTAGTCACGGCGGCCTGCGCGGCGAGCCGCTTCACGCCCAGGAGCTGGCCCAGGTAATCGAGCATCGGAAAGGTCGCGAAGGCGAGCAGGCATTGCTGGCCGGCGTATTGGATCGCGTTGCGAATCAGCGCCTCGCGATAGGCGTACAGATTGATCAGCAGCCGCTCGACCTGCGCGGGCTGCAAGGTCCGATTCGCAGCGATCTGGAAAGTGGCGATCATGTCGCTGAGGATCGAGGTCGGGTCGAGGCCGTCCGCGTCGGCAACGAACACTGGGGGCGGCAGACCGCCCAAGGGGCCTGGCAACGTGGGCGCGGTCGGGGCCGCGAGCACCGCGACGCAGATCCAGGTGACGCTGCCGTCTGGAGTACTCTGGCCGACCGCCGCCTGCCACGTCGGTGGCTGCCCTCCGGTGAACCCCGAGATCAACGCCTGCTGCACGTTGCCGTTGGAGTCGACGATCACGGCGCCCTTTGCCACCGCCGAATTGGCGAGCCATATCGGATTGGCGGCCGCCATCAGATGTTCACCGTTGTCGTTACAGGTTTGCTGGTCGCGGTCTTGAGCTGCCAGAGCACGCTCACGGTCATGTGACCGATATTCTCGGGGTCGACCGCCGCGGTTATCGAAAGCACCGCAATCCGCGGCTCTTACTTGGCCAATGCCGCGGCCGCCGCGCCGACGATCGCGGGCAGTGCGCGGGTCAGCGGCCGATCAAGGAATCGAAACAGATCGCAGGCGAAATCCGGGCGGAAAGGATCGCTTCCCGGTGGAGTCGTCAGAATAATCTGGATGCACTGCTGGATATCGGCGATCCCTTGCACCACCTGGCCGAAGCCCGCGCCTTGCGCGCCGCCGGCGGTGGAGTCGAGCTCGAGTGACCAGTCCGCGCTGGCGATCGGGGGCACAACCGGGAAGGGCGCAGCCAGCCCGAACATCCCCAGCGTTGGCGGTTGGTTAGGCGAGAAGTTCATTGCAGTGTCGCCTGCGCAAAGAGAATTGGCGGCGGCGTGATTTGCACCTGGTCACCGACCAGGGTGATACTCGCGCCCCCTTGCGCGAGCTGCACCTGCACGGCCCCGTTGATGGTCACGCTGCCGGCCGCCGCCTCCACGTTTACCTGCGCTCCCGGCGCGGGAGCGGTCACCGTCAGCACGTGCGCGCCGCGGTCGTATTCCACCACCGTGCCATCATCCCAGCCCCGATAGGTGAGGTTCGCTGTCATGCCCGGCGCCGGCTTATCGGCCGAGGAATAGAGCGCGCCCAGCACCACGCCGCTCTCGTCCCAATCGTCCATCAGGCAGGCGACTTCCTCGCCGATATCGGGGAGCTCGAAGCCCTTGTCATTCATCGTGCGGCGCTGGGGCACGTGCAGCCAGTAGCTCTGCACCTGTCCCATGTCGGGAAACTTCACGCGCACGCGGCATAGCGTCAGATCCTGCTCGGTGACGACGCCGTAACGAAGCGGCGATCGGCTGCGCAGTTCGTCACGCGACACGGCGCACCTCCATTTCGGTTCCCCATCCCGCCTCGCGCGTCATCGTATGGTGCGCCTCGCGAATCTGATATTTGCCGTCGAAGCTGCCCCATCCCGAAAGCATCACGTTGGAGCCCGCGGCGAAGAGCGTTTCGCCTGGCGCTGCGATTGTGCCCGTGGTCTGGAGCATGTTCAGTTGATGCAGTGCCGACCGCGCGTACATCGCGGCCTGCGCGCCGTTCTCCATCCGGCGCCGGATTACCAGCGTGTCGCCGGTGGGCACTGGAGTGTCGGCTTGCACGGTCGCGGTGACCAGCGACTTGCTCGCGGGGTCGAGCCATGAGACCTGCGCGGCGCTGTAAACCTGATGGGTCTCGGTCTGCGTCTTGGCGCGAAAGCGGGTCAGGTGCGAGCGCTGGATGGTCAGCACCGGCGCCTGCGCTTCGAGCACCGGCCGCGCGTAGAAAACCAGCTTGTTGCCGCGCACCGAAAATTCGTAGTTGCTCTCTTCGGCTAGGCGCTTCAGGAATGCCAGGTCGGTCTCCTGGCGCTGCGTCACCCGCGCGAAATTGACCGTCACCGCCGGCGCTCCCACCACCGTGAGGCCATACTTCGCCGCGATCGCGGCCGCGATCGCGGGCAGGCTCTGATTCTCCCAGCCCACCGTGTTCGCGGTGCGCATCGCGGGCGTGATATACGCCGCCACGCATCGCATGTGCACCACGTCCTCGGGCGAGTCGTCGAGCTCGACCTCGTCGATCTGAAAATGGCCGCAGTCGGCCAGCGCCTCGCCGCCGTACCCGATCATCAGGCTCACGCGATCGCCGCGCTGCGGCAGCCACGGTCCCTGCCATTTGCGATCGCGATCCTCGACCTCGATTTCCATCTCGCTGGCATCGCCGGCGAGCTTGGACGTGTACTTGACCGACCGCACCATCGATTCAATCCGCGTGGTGATCGCCATCCCCTGATAGCTGAGATGCCATCGCGGGCGGCGCACCGGTATTGTCGCCAGCGCCGCCATCAGAGGGTCTCCCACGGGGGCAGTTCGCTCGCGACGGGCTGCGATTGCTCCAGGAGCGGCACCATGATTTGCGTCCCCGGGTCGAGCGCCGCGACGATCGGCACGCTCGGATTCGCCATGATGATCGGACTAATCAGCGTGGGATCGCCGTAATATGTCCACGCGATCTGATCCCATCGCTCGCCGCCCAGCGCGGCGTGCATCATGTATGGCGCGGAAGCAGCCATCAGCTATCGCTCCTGACGATCGTCGTTAACGGCACCGACGCCGGGTTTGAGGTCGCCGGAATCGAGGGCACCGCGCTGCCCAGGCTCATCAGGGCCGAGGTCCCGGCGCCCGCCGCGGAGCGCGTGCTCGTCGCGCCTGGCGCGGCACCCTGGATAATCGCGGGGGGCGCGGTCGCCGGCTTGGGCGGCGCGTTCGGATTCAGCGCCGCGCCGGGCGACCACTCCTTCAGCGTCAGATGCATCTCGATCGCGATCGGGTCGCCGCTGTCGGTGGTTAGCGCGGTCGCCTCGGTCGCGTCGGTGACGACGAAGTAGCCGCGATGGACTCCGCTGCCGAAAACCAGCGGCGCGGCCACCTGCTGATCCGCCATCGCGTAGATCGCGTCGCGCTGCGCCGCCGGCGGCGCGATGCTCGCGTGCAATCGCAGGTCCAGCTCAATCTGGTCGAGCGCAGCGCCGACCGCTTGCAGCTTGGGCAGCCCGTCGATAACGGGATGCTCGGGGTAACGCCAGCCGCGCGTGATCCGCATCGATTCCGGCGAGCCGAGGACCTCGAAGGTAATATCGCCGAGCTGCGCGAACATCAGAGGGAGCCCTCCACGCGCGCAGCCTCGCGCTCCGCAAGCGCCGCGCGCAGCGCGGCGGCGTCGATCTCCAGATGCTCGCAGACACTCCGAAAGCCGAAGAGGGAATCGCTGTCGTCACGGACCCATGCGCGCGCCTCTCGCGCGAGCGCTGCCTTGCGCCCAGGGCCGTGTGGGGAGCGCGCGTAATGCTCCAGGGCATCCTTCAACACGGCGCTCATCAGGCGCAGTTCGGGTTCTTGCGTGCGATCGACCCGCGCGCTCTCTCCGTATCCCGGCTCCAGACTTACGCTGTGCATTAGAACCTCGTCCGATTGCGCGTGGCCACTTCGTCCGCGACCAGGCGAGCGATCTTGCGCCGATGCTGTTCCAGCGCCCGGCCCAGGTCCTGCTCGCTGCCCGCGTGATGAATAGTCACTGGCGCGTTGACCGTAATGTTCATCGTTGCGCCGCCCGCGGCCGCGACTGAGCCAGCGCGAGGCGCCGTACCCAGCGCGAACGTGGGAGCAGCGGCGAAGGTCGGGACCGCCGCGATAGCGACGGCCGCGGCCACCCGCCGCATCGCGAGGACCGCCGGCGCGGGCCGAATCTGCTCTGCGATCGTCTGCACGATACGCACCCGATGGAGATCGCGCAGCGGGCCTTCCTTCGCTGGCGAAAATGGCAACAGTTTGCGCGCATCGTGCAACACCGACGCGAGAGCGTCATATACCTTGGCGCCCACGGCAGTAATTCCGTGGGCGATCGCGAGGACGAACGCCGTCCCGCTGCCGAAGCCCAGCGCCTCCAGCCGTTTCATCTGGGCCTCGAACGCGCGATAAAGCCGCGGGCCGACCATCACGGCCGCCGTGCCGATCGCGCCGATCCCGACCACGATGGTGGCGATTGTCGCTATCGCTGGGCCGAGTGCTACCCCGAAGCTCGCGGCGGCGGCGAGTGCAGCGCCCACCACCAACAGTCCCCCCACCAGCACCGCCGCCACCGAGGCGAACGCGGTGAACAGCGCAACCATCTTGACCACCTCGGGATGCGCCTTCGCGAGCTGGATCACCCACTTGACCGCGCCCACCAGGTCCGCGATCCACGGCCCCATCGAATTGAAGATCGGCTGCCCAAAAGCCTCGCGCAGTTGCGTCCACGCCTGGCTGAGTCGCCCGAGCTGTTCAATAGCGCCGGCGCTCACAATCTGGGCGCCCTGGGCGGCAGCCCCCACTACCGTGCTGCTCGTCAGCAGATCATGCATCGCCGCGAGCTGCGCCGGGTCCAGGGTGAGCAACCGCGAGCCGCGCACGCCCAGCGCCTTGGACACGCGCTGAAATTGCTCCGCCGTGATGACCCCGTCGCCCATGGCGCGCTTGAAGTTGGTCAGCGTGCCGATAACGTCGATCGCGCCGTTGTTAAAGCGCTCAAGCGGCACACCCAATTTCTCGAATCCGCCTCGCGCGATAGCCTGCATCATCTCCTGGATCGCGCTACCGGCCTCGCTGCCGGTAATTCCCACTTTTTGGAAACCGGCGACCAGCGCGGTGGTCTCCTCGAAAGAGAGCCCCGCGGCTTTTGCGGCGCCGATCGATTCCTTCAGCGCCTCGTTGAACTCGCCCACATTCTTGAACGCGAACTGCCGCACCGCATACGCCACCACGTCCGCGAAATGCTGCACCTGTGGCCCAGCCGCGCGCGTCGTGTCGCCGAAATCGTTGTACACTTGACCGAGGATGCGCCCGGTTTCGGCCGCGTCCCCCATCGTGCCCTTCGCCACTTCTATCGAGTCGGTGGCATTGGCGATCGCGGCATTGAATGAGAGCCCGGCGGACACGCCGAGATAGACATTTTGCAGGTAATCTTCCTGCGAGACGTTGAACTTGATCGACGCAGCCGCGGCCGCTTCGGTCGCCGCGCGCATCTGGCGCATCCCTTCGGCGCCGGCGGGCAGCGCGGTCAGCAGATGGCGCTGCGCGGCGTCCAATTCCATCAACGGCTCGATCGCTTCCTTGATCGCGTACAGGCCGGCGGCGCCGGCCGCGCCGAATCCCGCTCCCACCATCGCCAGATTCTGCGCGTATTCCCGCATCGCGCCCGTCGCCTTGACGGACGCGTTCAGGTTCTCGACGTGCTCCTGCACGCCCTTGATGACGCGGCTGGCTTGGTCGATCGCCTTGATCGTCAACGCGAAATTGAGCAGGTTCCCGAACATCCCGCGATACCCTCAGTTGCTCCTTACCAGCGGCGGCGCGTCGCGGTCGCCGTCTCATGCACCCTGCGATCATGGCGCTCGCGCAGCGGCTCGCGGGCCCGGGCCAACTCCAAGCGCAGTGGGCGCCCCTTGAGATCCTGGCCATTGAGGTCCTCGACCGCCCGCTCGGCGTCGCTCGACATCATGAAGGAGACGAAGCCGAAACCGCGTGAATTGCCAGTCTGGCGATCGCGCACGATCTCGATCCCCTCCAGCGCGCCGGCCGCGCTGAACAGCCCGCGCAGATCATGCTCGTCTGCGTCGTAGGAAAGATTGCCGACAAACACTCTGGTCATAATCAATTAGTCCGCCCGTGTTGCGTTTGCGTTACTCGCGCCCGGCGTCGCGAATGGCGCGCGCCTTGGCGGCCTCGGCCGCCATCGACGTGCGCAGCCACATCGCGATCTCCTCAAGCTCCATCTCGCTCAGTTCCGCGAGGGAGAACCCGCGCTCGACGAGGGCGAGGAGACCGGGCGCCGAGCAGGCGAAAAATTTCGGCCAACTACCTCATTCTGGAGCATGAACACGTCCGCCAGCTCCATCTCCTCCAGGTCCTCGAGCATGATCGGGGCACCTTCGACGCGCACCAGCTCGGCGATCAACCCAAAGACCGCGTCGGCGCCGGCGCTGTCCTCCTCTCTGCCCGCGGCCGCGGCCAGGCGCGTCATCACGCGCCGCAGGTCGCGGCCTTTGCCCTTGCGGATCTCGGCGCTCGCGCCGCTCGGCAGCGTGATAGTGCGGTCGGCAGTCCATTGCGCCGCGCGCTGGACTGGCACTCCATTCACCGTCAGTTGCTCGGCCATTTACGGATTACGCTCCCTTCTCGCGGCCCGAGTTAGATCAGGCCGAGGTTGGCTTTCATCGCGGCAAGCTTGTCGATACCGCCGACCATGTAGGTGTTGGAGTACACGTCGTACAAGAAGATCTGGATGCCGGCCACCCACAGCTCGGTGTGATAGACGCTGATCGTCGATTCGGTCTCGACTTGTTCCTGGTGCTTGAACGCGGCCTTGCCGCCGTCCTTGAAGACTCCGGTCATCAGGTAGACCACGGGCAATTCGGCCGCCAGGCCCAGCGAGTTGTATTGCTGCAAGTTGCCGCGTACCTGGAACATATGCGCGACGGTGAAGTCGCTGGCCGCGAGCAATGCCGTGGTGTCGAAACTCGCCCACTTGATGCGCGACTCGAGCTTGTCCACCCCGGCCCACAGCTCGAGTTTGCCGACCATGCCGGCGCCCTTGTAATCGGTCATCACCTGTTTGGGATGGGCGACATCGACCTCGCTGGCGCGACCGATATAGCCGATCCCATCGATGTACACCGCGCAATTATTGAGCGAGTTCACTTGAATGTCGGGCATCGGCTCTCTCTCCTTACGGGTCCGCGTTAAAGCTCTGCGCTCAGCTGGCGATCACCCCGGAGGCCTGGGCGCTCTGGGAAGCGGTCAGACTGGCGAGCTGGCTGGTGTCGATCATCACGTTCCAGGTCAGCCGCTCCATGGGGGGCGGCGGCATCACGTCCAGGTCGAGCACGAGTTGGCCAGCGGCGAGCTGACTGGCGGGATTCTCGGCCGGGTTGAAGGTCGCTTGCGGATTGCCGACCAAGCCGCCCTGCTGCACCAGCGATCGCAAATACGAATTGACCGCCTGCAGCACGGTGGTGATGTCGGCATTGGTGATCGGTCCGTCCAGGTATTGCATCGACGTGAGCTGCACCGTCTGCTCGATCACGTCCATCGCCATGCGGATGGCGACGAAATTATCGGGCGCGGTGCTGGTCGGGTACGCCGCGCTGCGGTTCCCCCAGACACGGTTCCCGGTTCCGAAAGCGTCGAAGATGGTCACAATTCCCTGCGCGTTCAACGTGTTGGTGTCGGCGCCGGCGTCGAAAGGAGAGGCGTACATCGCCACGTCCGGTCCGATTACCCCGATGATCGCCTTGTTCGACGGCGACTCCCAAAAGCCGTATTGCAGGATGGCCGCGGCCCAAACGCCTGCTACCCATTGCGAGAACGGCGAGTCGGCAGTCACGTTCGCGCTGTTCTGCGCCGCGGTCCCCGCGGCAGAGACGGTGACCCCGGTGGGGATGATCCCGGTATCCGTAAAATCGGCGCCTGGTGCGCACAGCACCGTGCGCTTACTGCTGGTGTCGAAGACGTTGCCCACCGTGCCGCGATTGGCGATCGTCGCAGCAACGGTGGTCGCGGGCACGCCGTCCACCAGCGCTCTGGCGTAGATCTTATACGACAGGGAGTCCATCGCGGCCGCGACGGTTTCATCCTTGGAATAACCCGGCGCGACCAGCATCGACGGGAAAAAGCCGATCGTGCCGTAGGCGAGCTGGAGCGCCTGCAGGCCGGTGTACGCGCCGCCGGTCACCGCGCCGATGATGTCCGGGTCCGCCACCTTGCTGGGGTCGCAGTAACTGAATGCGATCTTCAGCGCCTCGCCCGCGGTAATGGACCCCCCGCTCTTGCCGGTCACCAGGCCGTTGATGTAATCGACCGCGTAATCAGTGCCCTCGACATAGGTGGTCGTAGCGGCGGAGTTGGTCACCACCACGGTGGTCGCGCCGGTGAATCCCGGCAGCCCGGGGCCGAGGATCCCCATGTGACCCAGGTTGACGACCTGCGGGCCGCTGGCCGGCATTGCGAATGCGGTGGCCACTACAGCCGTGTTGTGCGTGGCCGGGTTGAACACGTTGACCACGATCACCTGACCGAAGCCTTTCCCGAGGTTCTGCTGCTGAATCGCCGCCAGGGCGTAGGGGATCGAGTACCCCTGAATCAATGGCCCGAATTTCGCCGCATCAACCTGGGAGGAGACCAGGGTGGGCGTGTTTAGCGGCGCCGCGACTGCGGGCGACGCGACCAGCCAGCTCGGGGCCGATCCCACCAGGCCGATCACCGCCGATGGGGTGGTACGGACCGGCTGTGGCCCGATATTGGACTCGTTTATCGAGACGCCGTGAAAAAATGCAGCCACGGGTTACTTCCTTCCGCCTCTCGCGCGAGGCGACACTTGCTTGGCTTGCGCGACCGCGGGGGTCTCGGCCTTCGCGTCGCGATAATCCATCACCATTGGATCGCCGGCCGCGCGCGGTTCGCTCTTGCCCAGGCGCACGGCGAAATAACTCTGGTTCAGAAAGGTGCGATAGTAACCAGCGGCACATCGGCAGAGTCCGGAGAAAGGCATCACGGATGCTGGCACGGCGGCACGGTCCTCGTACCGCTTGACCGATAGCCACGCATGCTTCGCGGCCATCGAGGGCACGTAGTAAAGCGTACCATCCTCCGAGAATTGCACCGTCACTGTCAGTTGGTCGGCCATGTCGGCGCGTTCCCTCCTCCGGCTATCGCCGTTACGACGTCCGCCTTCGAGTAGCCGACCGACACCGTCGCGCCGGCCGGAATGAGGCTGGCGCCCCCGAGGTTGGTGATGACGCCGTTGACCGCATCGACGGAATAATCGATATTCAGCGAATAAGTGATCGAGCCGTCCTGGCTCTTGACTACGACGCTTGAGATATTCTGGTCCGGGAGCTGAATCTGGTCCTGCGCATTGAAGGTATAGTCGATCGCAGGCACGGAAATCGTGGTCTGCGCGTTCTCCTCCAGGGCCATCACCTTGGTCAGGACCGGATAGTTATCGACGGTAGAGACTTCGACCGCCATGGTCGGAATCTCCCAGTCCATCGCGTAGATGTAATTGACGCCCTCTGCATCTTCGACGAAGCGGGTGCGGCGCGGGTACATCTTCTTGCACCCGGGAATCGCATAGCCCATCAGCGCCTGGCGGATCTGACCCAGCATCTGATACGCGCCCGGACCGCTGGGATCGCCGCTGGCGTATGCCCATCCCAGCGATCGCGAGATGACGTCGATCTCGAATTGCAGCACGCGCTCCTGCACGATCCGGTCGGTCGGCTCTGGGTCCTTGTAGTCATCATCGCGGTAAACCACGAGCACGGTCCCGAGCTGACTGACCGCCCGGTACTTTTGCGGCGCATCCGGGAAATGCTCGATATCGATCCCGCCCATGCCGGCGACCGTCGCGAATGACGCCTTGAGCTGCGCGACAATCGCGGCCTCGATCGCGGCGATCCCCGCCGGCGCCGGCGGGTTGTATGTCGTACCCGCCCAGGGCGTATCGAGTTGGACCGCCATCAGACGGCCTCCATATGGCGCATCAGCAGCCGCGCGATCACGCGCTGATCCGCGCTATTGACTCCCAGGAACGGCCGCGCCGGTATGGCCGCTGGGCCTGGTGCCATGCCGGGCTCGCCGCCTAGCTGATGGATCGCCGCACGGGAGTAATTGCCGCCGGGAAATTTCGCGTTGGTGCCCACGGCGACCGCACGCTCGGTGGCCTTGTAGGTAAGCGACCCGAGCAGACGCCCGGTCACAAAGAGGATTCGCAATCCGTTGTCGCCTGAGAGTGCCGCCATGGCGGCCTTGCGCTTACTGCCGCGCCGGTTGCGCCGCTGTCGGGCTGCAATTGTGGACGGCGCCAGTGCTTTCCACGCGCGGCCGTCAGGACCGGATTGCGTCTCGAAGCGCCGGCGCGTGGCCGTGAGCAATGTCTGTCCGATCGACTCGAATGCGGGACGCAGGCCGGTCACCCGATGCGCGACCTTGCGCAGGGCGGTGCGCAGCTCCTGATCGTCGATATCGACCTTGAGTTGGATGCCGGCGCTCATCAGTAGCCTCGCAACCGCCGCCGCGTGAACATCTTGCGCGGGCCCTCGGTCATTTCGACAGCCTGCGCGATCGGCGGCTCGATCCCGTCACTGGACAGTCCCAGCGTGACCTTACCCTGCGCGACCTGCTCCAGCACTTTGACGGCGTCCTCGTACCGTTGCCGCGCGTCCTCGATATTATGCAGGGGGCGCAGCGCCTGGAGGCGGTACATGGCGATATCGCAAGCCAACCGGTTCAGCACGGCGGGCGGATCGCTCAGCGGCAACGCGAAGCGGCTTTCGATATAGCCGTCGATCTCGGCCGACGCGTCGGTTAGCGCCTGGGTCAGCGCCGCGATCTGAATCGCGTGGCCGGCGGGGTCGGTGATCTGGATGAGATCGCGAGCTGGGTAGCGGGCTTCCATGTCCGATGGCTGCGCGTAGATCACTTTTTCACCGCGCTTATTGCGCGGGCACCCCCGCTACCCAACCCATTGCTCTACTTCTCGCTCGCGTCTCGGTTCGCTGTGCCTTTGAGCCACGCGCCGCGGGGGATGGCCCGCGGCGCGATTACTTCATTTCGAATCAGGCCAGATACTCGCTGATGAGCAGCGTGCATTCGGACTTCCAGATGTTGGTGCCGGGCACTCCGGCCACCGCACCGGCGGCGCCCGAAATCGCACCGAAGTCCGAATGGAGCAGTTGGCGCGCCACTTCCTCCAGGGAGGGCGGCACGCACAGGAATTTCTTGTTTGCCGGCGAGGACCATCCGCCAAAGGGTAGCCCCGCGTCGGTCGTGATACTGCGGATCGCGGCGATCGCGGCTCCGAAGTTGCTGGGATTGCTCAGATCCGTGTTGCTCGCGTATGCGAGCTGCCACAGACCCACCCCCGCGGCGCCTCGACCGTCGACCCCGATCCGGAACATCCGCTCCTTGAAGACTTCCTCGTCGGTCAGGGCGTTCATCCGCACCAGGGTGTACGGCTTGCGCAACTGCCAGATGAGTGGCCGCAGCGGCCGGCCGCCGTCCACCAGGAACCAGTACGCGCCGGTGCCGCTCGTATTCACGTTGGCGATGCCGGTGGTAGCTCCGGCTTTGCCCACCGGATGGGCCGCGCTGAAGAACGTCTTGCCGTCGTAGCCCACTACGGCGCCGGCAGCCGAGGGATTGTCGATAGTCGCGACCGCGTTCTTGAGCAGTCCGAAGATCAGGGTATCCGGATGGACCTTGGCATCCATGCCGAGCTGAGCGATCGACGGCTCGTACACCCCATACTGATCGTCCTCGATGTCGTCGACATCGATTCCGATAGTGTCCTCGAAGTGCTCATTGATCAGCGTGTAGTTGTGGGCTTCCAGGTTCTGAATCACGCGCTCGCCCAGCCATCGGCGAAACGCGGTGGTGCGCCCCATGAAGGGATACGAGCCGATCTTGGTCGAGCTTTTTGCGACCGTCGAGATCTGCTCATAGTAGCTCGGCGCCGCCTCGAACGAGCGCTGGAACACCATGTCAAACCCGGTAAAGAGCGTGTTCAGATTCGCAGCCGATAGTTCCATGTCTAGTCCTCTGTTAGATTGGACCGCTCAAGGCGATCAAACGGCCTGTGCGCCTTGGTCCTCGAAGTCCACCCAGACCCCGTCAGTGTCGAGCTGCACCACGCGGCCGACCACGGGCCGAGTCGGTGCGCCGTACTTGTAGGTGATGTACACGTTGGCGCTGGCGGCGATTCCGCCCCCGGCGCGCGCCGTGATCAGTCCTGCCTGATAGTCGATCAGGTAATCAGTGCCCTCGACATACACGGTGCCGGCGCCGCCGGACAGGCTCGTCGCGATCACCGATCCCTTGACGATATTCTCGCCGCCCAGCACCACCAGCAGGGGCGCGGCCGCGGGAAAGGTAATCTCGGTGGTGTTCGGCACCACGGTGGCGCCCGATCCGTCGCTGGCGCCCACGGTATGGTCATCGAGCGCGAAGCACTTCGCCCCCACCTGGGCCTGCGCGATCGAGCCGTCGTTGTCGTATTTGAAAACGCCTCGGCGCACCGTCACGCTGATCGCGCCAGCCACGCCGGGATTGTTCAGCGCGTCCTGGCCGGGGACACCGCCCACGAGCCGGTCCGCGCGCCCCACCACGGTCAATGCGCTGAGCGGCGCGGCGCCAAAGGGCTGCGCCGGCACCGCGTTGCCGTTTGCGTCCAGGGCAACCATCGCGCCGAGGTAGACATTCGTGTTCGCCTCGACCGGATAGTTGAACATGCGCCGGTCGCCCAGCATTTCGGTGTTTCGTTGCGAAGTCAGAAGAGCCATCGAAATCCCTCTCGGTTATGGACCGATTTAAATTGCCGCTTACGCGCCGAGCTCGCGCGCCATCGCGACGCTGCGCCGCTGGGCGAACTGCTTGGGGTCGAGCTTCAGGGCCGAGCAGACGGCCAACTCGCTACGCGACAGCGTTACACCCTGCTGCGGAGAGCCCGCCGCGGCCGGCGCATCGTCGATCATCACCGGCATCGACTTGATGAATTTCTGGAACCCGGCCGGCGATTCCATTGCGTACGCGATCGCCCAGTCGCGCTGGCTCGGGGGCAGGCGCCGCTCGCGAATGGCTGCGGTGACCGCGGTAGTCGCTTTTTCTCGGGCGCGCTCGAGCTGCAGATCGCGCAGCTCACGCGCCATCTTGAGCACCGTGGGATGGCTCGCGATCGCCCGCGCGGAGGTCCGATGGATATCGCGCAGAGCGTCCTCGCGCGGGTTCCGGTCCCCAGCCCGGCGCGCGTCGCGCTCGGCATTCGATAGGCGCCCGGCGCGCCGCTCGTCCTCCCGGGCTTTCTTCGACTTGCGCGCCGCGGCCAACTCTTCCTGCTCGGCCGTCTCCCGCTCCATCCGCTCGGCCGGCGCCTCGACGATTCCGTCGCGCTCGCGGGTCGCCGCGGCCTCCCGATGGCGCTCCCGCGCCATCGCTTCTTCATCGTCATCGTCGGGTGCCGCGCCGGCGGGATCGCCGCCGCCCGCGGCACCCTCATCGGCCGGATCGTCGGCCGGCTCGTCATTCTCGCCGCCGCCATCGGGATCCGTCAGATCGCCGCCCAGCTTGTGGCTTATACCTTCCAGCAGCGTATCGACCGGCAGCCCGGTTTCATCGGCCGCTTCCTGGATCTGCTCGACCAGGGCGTCAATCTTGCTCTTCTTGGCCATCGCGAAACTCCTCTTGCTGGCGACTGCGGTAAGCTCCAACGCCGGATTGTTCGTCAGGGCGGCGCGACGAATCAGGGTGATCTCACCCCGCACGTCATCCGACGCAACATCCTGCGCCACGTCGAACACCGGCGATATGAATCGATACTCTTTCGCGGATACGGACTGCGCACCGCGCTCCGTCCATTCGACGCGCCCCCAGATGGCGCCGTCGCGCACGGCCAACTCGCGGATCCACCCTGCGGCCGGCGCCGGCCGCCCCTCGGGAGCCGCGAAATCGGTCGCATGGTCGTAATCGATCGGCAGGCATTCACCCGCCGCGGCACTCAGACTGGCTTTGATGACCGCCATCGGGTCCGAGAGGGTGAACGGTCCCCTTCCGTCGCTGGCCTTGAACGGCTTCCCGTTGCAGGGCAGCAGCTCGACCCACTCCGGCGGATTGCCCTCGATCACGACGCTGTACGCGGAAGTAATTACGTTGTCCGAAGCAGCGCGTTCGACCTTGCGATCGATTAATTGACCGTTCGCGCCCAAGCGCTTGGTCAGCTTGATCCCGAACTTGCCGGCCGCCCGCTCGATCTTGAGCCACGCGGCGCGCTTGGCGGCCAGCGAATGAAACTGGGTCTGATTGAAGCGAGCGGCCGCGTCGCGCACATGAGCGGCGTCGTCGATCAGCAGATGGCGTTTGGAGCGGGGGACCGTGCGCCCAGTCGAGTCCTTGCGGCCGCCGGGCGCTATATAAGCGAACGCCGAATCAGGCAGTCTATCCTGCGTGCGAGTCGGAACGGTGGCCATCGCCGCGCATTGTGCGCGACATCAGACCTTTCCGGTAGGGCGGACATTTGTCCGCTGATTGGACTAGCGCGGCGCGATGCGATCTGGCGGCACGCGGATACCTAGCGCGAGCAGCTCCTCGGCAACCTCCGGGGTTACTTTCGGCGCTTTACCGACTGGCACGAGACCGACGCTACCGCGAGGCCAGATGGGCGGTTCGTTGGGAGACGCTTCGCGGGCGCGCGCATCAGGGCTTTTCTTTGATAACGACATGGAGGATTTTCCCCTCGCGATTAGCTGATATTACCTCGAAGCGAGCCCACGGGTCAAAGAGGACCTCCTTCTGCCGCGGGAACGGCGACAGTGCTTCTATCTGGCGCCCGCGGATCCCGTGCAGTTCGTAGAGGATGCCCTCGGCCCCGGCAAACCGGCGACCCCGATAGCGGCTCCGGCTGGTGCTCCAGAAGGCCTGCGGCGTCACAGCGCTTCCCGGTGTGAGATCTGCGATCAAGCCCGGCGTCAAGGCGCGCTCTTCCCCGCGCCAGGTAACTCCGCTGAATCGCGGCAACTTGCCCATCAGCGCGAGCAGGTCCTTCGCCTGCGGTGTTAGCTCTCCATGCCGCCGCCACGGGTCGTTGATAGGGTCGGAGTCGGTGCAGTAATCCCACGCCGCGCGCCATTCGCGCGCCGGTACGCGTTGCATGATCCGGTGAGCTTCGGGACGCCGCGCCAGCTTGCGCGCGATCGCATCATCGGGCAGCGCCGCGCTCGGCGCGACCATCTCTCGCACCGCATGCGCGATATCCGGGTCTGCGGCGGCGAGCTTCGCTTCCAGCATCTGCTCCGCCGGCTCGACGATTCCCGTCTCGCCCACATTGTATGCGAACTCCGGCGCTACCCCATCAGGCACCTCGTAGCTCTGCCCCGTGCGCGGATTGGTGTACGTGTGCGTCGGCGAAGGCGGCGCGGCCGGGCTGCGCTCAAAGCCGTAGCGCTCCAGGTCATCGTCGGAGAGCGCGTCGGCGTAGCACTTGCAGTTGTAGCCGTTGGGCGGATAGTGCGCCGACCACCAGGGATCATCGACCGGCAGGATCGTGCCGCTCCAATCCAGATGTTGCGGCCGCGGATTCGGATCCGGGTCGACGTAGCGCAGGTACGGTAGGTCTTTCTTGGTACGCTGGATCTGCTGCCAATGGCCGGCCGCGAGGCTCGTGCGCAGGTTCGTGTCATAGATGATCTGCAATCGGCGCGCGGATCCGAGCTGCACGTCCCGCTTCTTTCCGGTCAGCGGATCGACCATCTCCTGGCGCCCCCACCATCCGCGGGCACGCAGGATCGGCTCCAGATTCTCGCGGAAATCCTGGAAGTCGATCCCCTCGGCGATCGCCTTGTCGACCACCGCGCGGATATCCTGCAGGAGATCGACCGTCATCGCCTTGGCGACCGTGAAGGCCCGCTGATGCTCCTGCTGCCAGACGTCGCGCCAATCGAAACCGACCTGGTAGCCCTTCTTGCGGAAAAACTCGACCGCCTCTTCCGGCGGCAACGCCGCGAAGTCGAAGTCCGCCGCGTTATTGCCGCGATAATCAGCCACGCTTGATGATACTCAGCGGATTGCGCGGGACCTGACCCGGCGGTTGCGGCTGCTGCACCAGCATGAACGGCAGCCCCCGCTGCATGAGCTGCAGGAGGGTGGGGGCGGGCACCAGGAGCGAGAAGCCCAGCGCCATGAACTCCTTGCGCGAGAGAATATGACCCTGCCGCGCGATATGTTCCTGCGTCTGCCGGTACAGCGCCTCCAAGCCGATCGCCAGCATCAGGTTGGGATAGTCCCGCCGCTGCGCCGTTACCGGCTTGCGCAGCTCGGCGCCGATCTCGCGCAGCTCCTCGCTCGCAGGATCCCGGCGCGGTCCAAACGGTTCCGTTTCGGGACCGTTTCGGGCCTCGGCGTCATCTACTATATGCAGGCCGCCTCCGACATCGATCAGCTTCGGCTCGCTCATTTGCTTTTTCCTTCGACGGCTTCCTTATGCTCGGGCAGCGCGCGTCCGCGCGACTCGTCTCTTTCGATCTGCGCCCAGGGGCGCTCGCGCATCATTTGCCGATCCAGGCGCTCGTCCTCGCGCCGGATATGCTCCGCGGCGCGCGCGGTCCGGATACTGCCATATAGATGATTGGTCGGGTCCCACACGTGGCCGGTGAGCCCCTCGACCAGGTCGATCAGCTCCTCGCGATAGTACAGGGCGCGGACATGGATGAACCGGTGGTACAGGCCGGCTGAGTCGCCCCGCAGCCAACAGAACCAATGATCGCGAGTCCTGGTCGCGCGATCATAGGAGCCGTACGCGACCTCGACGCCCAGGTCCTCATAGCTCGTCAGACCCCCTCCGAGGCAGTCGCCGAGCCACAACAGCCAATGCTTTTCGGGCTGCCGCTCCAGTTGATGCCACTTGAATCCGACTGATCTCAGCCACTCCTCGGTCAGTGGCTCGACCCGCGTCCTCACGAGGCGCACCCCTGATGTTCGCAGGGCGCGCCGTGCCATATTTCGCAGGCCCCGCGCAGCACGTCCCGGATTCGCCCCAGCTCTATCTCCTGGCGCGGATTCAATTGCGCGACGGCCGACGCATTTCTCGTCCCATCATTAGATAGGGCGAAAAGCGCACGCGCATCTTCGGACCGCCGATGGCTGAATCAGAGCGCTGCGTCGGCCCCGGTCGCGTCGATCGCCGGCAGAAAGATCGCCCGACATCCGCGTACCGCGCATCGCTTGACCACCGGCTCGAAGGATAGGCGCCGCGCGCGCGCCTTCGTGGTGCGCGCCAGTGCGCGCCTGGCGACCTGGTTCTGATGGTCCCGGCGGCACGGCGTGCTGTGATACTTCTGATCTTTGCGTTTCGGCTCGAACTGAGCATCGCACCCGCTGCATTTCCTCATCACCCATCCTCCCGTCATCCAAACAAAGCGCTAGCGCTTCGTTCATGGCCCGTACGGCCGTTTTTATTCCCGGCCCGCTATCCTAGTTGCCCGGCGCCGGCGCGGCGCGTCCTGCGCGACGCTGAGGCCCAGATTCCCGGCGACGTTCAGCGCGAATCCCGCCCGCGCCATCAGCTCCTCAAACTTGCCCGGATCCATCGCCGCCACCGCCCGCACCATCCGGCGCTTGAGATCCTCATAACCGCGCGCCTGGCGCATCTCGGCCAGCAGCGGCCGGATAATCGGCGCCATCGCTGGATCGGACTCGTCCCGCAACCGCGCGCAGAACCGATCGATCGCGTCCAGCGCCGGCGTATCGCTCTTGCCGTTGCCCTTGCCCTTGCGCGCCGCGGTCACCTCGGTGAATGGAGCCGCGCCGATATCGCCGACCTCAGATGCTGGTTGTGGCGCGCTGCCCGCATCCTGACCCTGGATTTTCTCCGCCGGATGCAGAATCGGCGCGCCCGCCGCTGGCAGCGACAAGCCAAATTTCTTGAGCACTTCGCGTTGCTCGACCGGCAGACCCCTGTCGATAAATGGTGTAATCGCGGCGCTCAGGGTCTCCAGATCTTCATCGCTGGGGAATCCCAGCATGATTTTGGGGTAACGGGCGCGCGGCCCGCGATTCAGATCGATCAGCGGCTTTACCAGGTCGCGATTGAGCGACCCGCACAGCCGCTGGGCGTCGTCGGCCGCGATATCGCGCCGCACGGCGTCATGCACCTCGGCCGCCGCCCGCGAGCCGCCCCCCTTGGGCAATTCGGTGGTCAGCGTCTGCCCGAGCACGCCCTTGCTGGTCTGCCGGTCCAGCCAATCGCACAGTTTCTCATATAGATCGATCGAGCCGGTGACCTTCGCTTCGATGAACTCGATCACCATGCTCTGCGGAATTATCGCGGTCGCGTCGGCGCCGATACTGGCCACCGCCTGGAGCAGCGCCTGCTTGTCCTGCTCGCTGGCCCCCGGCCCGTACTTGCCCACGCGCAGGGGCTGCCCGTAAGTCTCGCCGAACGCGACCCAGTCCTTGAGCACATAGGTCTTGAACAGGTACGCCCAGGCCGCCAATCTTGCGATGCCCCCGCGAATCGGGAGCCCCGATTTCGCGCGTCCCAGATGCGTGATGAACTTGAATGGTCGCAGCGGGGCGGTCGCCGGTTGTATGCCGATCTCCGCCCCAGTGCGCGTCATCGAGAGGTTCGGCGCGATCGACGCCAGGTGCGATCCGCCGCTCGAAGTGCTGTTGGCCGTCGCCGCGGGAAGTGGCGTGCCGTCGCTCGAGAGCGTGCGTACGAGCAATTGCTCACCCGATACCCAGTCGAACATGAACCAGCGCGGATCGCGCCAGGTAAGTTGCACGGGGATCCATTCGCGGCCTCCCGTGTCCCAGCTGATTTCAGTTACGCTGAAGCCCTTGCCGATCGCATCGAGGATGTCGAAAAGAGCAGTGCGCAGGTCCAGCGGACCCTCCAACAGCGCCTCGCGCACGAAATCCGCGTCCGCGATATCGGCGGGATCCTCGGAGGCCGCCTGCACGCTCAACTCGAGCTGGGCCACCGCGTGCTTGCGCGTAGAGAGCACGCTCAGGTAATGGAGGTCCTTCTCTTCCATGTCCTCGGCCAGCTCGAGGTACAGCCACGGATCGCCCATCTCCGCCGTACGCAACACCGCGACCAACCGCTCTGGCGAGAGGTTCTGACTCGGGTGCACGACAGAATAAATATTGCGGATGCCCGCGACGGTCGGCGCGGCCTGCTCGCCGCGCAGCGCCTGGGTATCGACGGGACGCCCATATGCGTCATACAGCGGCATGCGATTCTCCCGCGCCGGCGATTCGGCGCCGATCGCGCTCCTCGAAGGTCAGGCCAAAGTGATGGTCCTCCAGGGCGACGACGATGCCCTCTTTCTTGAGCGCCGCCAGGCACGCGTAGACACTCGCCGTCGTGGCGCTCATCCGCGCCGCGATCTCCGGCACGCGCATCGCATCCTCGGCCATCAACAGATGGATCACGCCCTCGCGCATCTCCCCGGTGCGGTGCCGAACGCGGCCAGCCGCCGGCTTACTGCCCAGCGCTTCGAGCTGGACATCGGCGAGAATCGCCTTGACCTGGCGCTCACCCTCGGCGATCGCTGCCGCCAGTTTCTCGCGCTGATCGCGCATCCGTTGCAGTCGAATGCGCGCGTCCTCCAGGCGTCCCAGCAGGCTTTGCAGCTCGGCCATCGCAGAATCTCCTCAGTAAGCTCGAAAGCGGCGGCGCCGGATTCCCTGCGCGCCGCGATCCAGCGTGTCGTCGCTCGGCCTCTCCGTGAAAGGTCGAATGCGCGCGACCGGAATAAAACCGCGGCAGGTCGGAGGGTCGAGCGTGCTCGCGTACCAGGCGAGCGCGCCGGCGATCGCCGAGTCGCCGTGGCGCATCCCGGTGCTGCCGCGCTCCCGGCGATCCGGAATGTGGGCGATGCCCCGATCCATCACCAGCATCCGATGGTCCCCCAGGATGTCCGCGTCTTTGGGGAGCTCAATCGTGCCGTCCTCGAAAGCCGCCTTGTAGCGCGGCATATTGTCCCGATACCAACCCGCGGACAGCATCACCTGCTCCACGCACGCGCCGTATTTGAGCGCCGCCTGCTCGGCCAGGTACTGCCCGTTGCCGCGCGCATCCATCGCGCCGGCCACGAATCGCGGCAATCGATCGACGATGAAGAACAGGAGCTGGCGCTGCTGCTCGAACGGGACGCCGCGCAGCTCGACGACAAATGGCGTGCGTCGTGTCAGCCCCGCGCCGAGCTGCAGCGGCCATATGACGGTCAAGTCGCCGGTGCGGCCGAAGTCTTCGCCGAACACGCTGATCAGCTGGTCATTGAGCCGCGGCAAAACCGGCGCCAGATGCTCGTCGCAAAAGTCCTCGGCGGCGCGCCGGCGCGCTACCTCGTCGTCGAACATCAAATCCTGGGGGAAATCCCAGCGGATGACCGGGATCTCCGCGCGCATCCGCGACTCGATCAGGAGCGACGGCAGATATGCGCCTCCCCCCCGCCGCGGAATACAGAACAGCTCCTCGTCAACGTTGTCGCGGTACAGCGCGATGATCTCGGCGCGCCAGGCGCGCTCGCCGTCGAGCGTCCAGAGGTCACCCTTGCGCTCGCAGATCTTGCGATAGAGGCCCGCGGCCAGTGCTTCGTCGAAGTCCGTCCGATGCAGCGAGTAGGACTTGCGTCCGGCGCGGATGTCGGCGACCAGCTCCGCAAATGGGTTGTCGGCACCGTTGTGGGTCGAGATGACCCGAACGCATCCGCCCCAGATCAGAAACGCGAGGGCCGCTTTGAGCAGTTCGGGCAAATCGTCGTGGAACGCGGCTTCATCGATCACCGCGATTCCCTCGCGTCCCCGCAGGTTGCTCGGCCGCGACGACAGCGCTTGGATCTTGTGCCCGGAGGCGAAATCGATCCGGTATGCCAGTATGTCGCGTCCCTCGTCCTGGATGAGCTCTTCGTTGATTTCGACGGCTGCGCGGTGAATCCGGCGCGCCCAAAACGCGCAATCGTCGATAAACTCCCGCGCCATCTCGCGGTTGTAGCCGACGTAGGAAACATCCTGTCCCGCCACGCCTGCCGTGCCGGCGCTCAGCGCGCAATCCGCGGCCTCGGTCCAGGAGATGCCGATGCGGCGCGACTTTTCGTACACCTTCACCGGCGCGCGATCGGCGATCCAATCGCGCTGGTAGGGCAAGAGGATCTCCAGGCTATCAGGCATAGCGACTCTTCAGGCGTCCACGGGCCAGACCCAGCTCTCGCCACGAAGCTGAGAGGTCCGATCCTCGACCGGGCCGCAATCGAAGAGCACTTTCAGGTTGACGCAGTCGGCAGCCCATACGGCGGTAACAACTGCTGGGTGCTCCCGGTGCCCATTGAAGGGTTGCTCGTGCTCAGGCTGCACGAACACTACGATCTGGCCGATGGTGGGCAGTCTCACTTCTTCTCCTGGGTTCATCACTTCTCGCCTCCCAACAGCGCGGCGCGGATCCGTGCCGCGGCATCTTCCGACAAGCCGCCGCCAGGCCGCTTTTCCTGCTCGATTACCTGTTCGACCTGCGCGGCCAGCTCCTTGCGTATCCTCAATTCCCGGTCCGCCCAGGTTTTTTCGGCGGCGGCCAGGTTCTTGAGCGCCGCCGACAACAGCATCAGATCCTGCGCGCCCGTGGGCTCGCCGCTCTCGCCCGCCGCGTCCATCGTCTGCAGCGCGATCGACTTGAGCATTTCGGCCAACAGTCGTCCCACGTCGCCCTGTGGGTCCTCGCCAAGCTTCGCGACCCACATGCCCGCTACCTGCTGGGCTTCGCGGTAGCGCGCCAATTTTTTCTCGAAATGCTGCAAATACGAGTGCAGTCCGCTGCGCGAGGGAAGTTCTTCCGGGCGCGCGCCGACCGCCGGTGCCATCTCGCGCAAGCGGTTCAGCAGCTCATCGAGCGTGTAGCGCCCCTCGCGCCACAGGCTTTCCAGCGCCTCGCGCAGCGGTGCCGGCAGCCGCTTAACCTTTGATTTGCGCATCGCTTGGCTCGATCGTCTCGATCTCGCGCAGCTCGCGCTGCAGCTCCAGAACTTTCTGCTCGCAGTTCGGACCGCCGTGATCGTGCAGGGTGCGCGCCCATCCAATCTCGGTGCGCAGGCGTGTTATCTCGCGCTGCCTTTGCGCGATGGTCACCGCTCAGTCCTCGAGGAATGGGCGCCGTACGCCCGGCACGCTCGCTCGCCCAGCGGCCACGTCGAGCCCCCGCTGCGTTGCTATCGCGACCTGGATACCCGCTATCTCATCGGTCCTGACGAGCTCCTGCTCGCGCAGCCACGCGATGTCCCCCCGGATCTGGTCCAGGGTCGCCCTGGCCCGGCTGAGCGCGTTCCAGAGGAGCGGCTCGGTCGCCGCGTGGTCATCCGACTCGGCCAGCAGCCGCAGAATCATGAGGCGCCGATCTTGGGTCATGCGCTCGCTGAAATTCATTGCCGCGCGCTTTCCAGCAAGTGATTCTGAATCATCTCAATCGCGTGCTTGAGCAACACCACGGACTCGCGCATCGCCCGAGTCTCAGCCGACAATTCCGCGAGCTGGCGATCCAATGCCCGTGCGGTGGGCCACCCGGGAGCGGCCTCGAAGCGTAGCTCCAACTCGTGCAGCCGCTCTTGCAGCGGTTGCAGATCCTTCTTCTTTGCGATCGTCTGGCCCACGAGCCAGACGATCAACCAAATAAAGAGGTTCAGCAGCTCAAAGAGGTGGGCCGCGATAAAAGTTAGGATCTGCGTATCATTCATGCGGGGCCTACGGCGTCGGAGTAATAGGCATCGTCGGTCCAACTTCGCTTGCCAGGCCGCTCAGGCCCGGGATGCTCGCCGACATCGTGCCCAGCTTCTGGGTGTAGTGTCCGCTTGCGTCGCGGCAGGTGTGATTGATTGCGATGGGCTCCCAGAAGTAGCCGGAGACTCGTGTCACCACGCACCATCCGCGCGCCGGCTCATTCTGGTAATAGGTCTGACGCACGCCGCATCCCAGCGCTCCCGCGAGTATCAGTACCGCGATGGCGCCGCGCCGAGGCGTCACTTCACCGCCTGGACCGCCCAGCCCGCGTGGGTGGTGACATAGCGCGCAAGGTCGTTGGGAGTGGCGCTGCTCGCGCTGATGCCCAACCGGATGCCGATCGAGTCGTAGTCCAGCGCGTCCAGCATTGAGCAGATAGGGAATCGACGCTCTGCAAAATGCTGGGTGAACCAGCGCGACCGCGTCACGCTATCCAGCGCCTGCAGCCCGATATCCGCGTACCCGTAATCGTCCGCCGAGAAACTCAGCGCCTTGCGCGCGAGCATTGCGCGCTGCTGATCCGTCAGAGCCCCCAACTGGGCGATCCACGCGAACTCAGCCTCTGCAATCGAAACATCGATGGGGCGCGTCCGCACCTTTGTCAGCGCCTCGGTCACCTGGACGAAGGGCGCCACCGCGGTAACTATGCCGACGTGACTCCATTCGATCGCGACGCCCTCCCAGATGATCGGAGATGACGGCCGGGTCAGTTCGCAGATTTGGTCTGAAATCCAACCGGATCCCCTCAGGCCCATGATATCGCCGGGCTTTGCTTGGAAGGGCAGGAAGGGCAGCGTCATCTGAAATCCTCAGTGAGCCGCGCTCGCCATCGGAAAGCCGCCCGAAGCGCACTGCGCCAATTGGGCAGCCGAGAACGCCGGCACGAGCGCTGTGTTTGCTGCCGCCGCAACTGCCGCTCCCGTCGCCACAGCGGCATTACCCGTAGCCGCGCCCACCGCGCCCGCCGCGCCAATCGCGGCGTTGACGCCTTGGGCCTGCTGCGGCAGGTTCGCCAGGCAGAACGCCGCGAAAGTCTTCATATTGAGGCAGGCGGTTGCCGCGATCACGTCCGAGCTGGGACGCGCGCATGCGGCGGTCATCTTTGCCTGGGTGTAGGGGATCCCGTAACTGACCAGCTCGCCGGCGGAACTCTCGGCCGTAGCAAGACTGGAGGACGTGCAACTTTGGAGCGCCAGAGCGCCGAGCACGAGCACCACCCACAGGGCCGTCAGGCCGCGGCCGGGCAGCTTAATGACGGCGGCGGCCGGGGCCGGAGTCGCCTGAAAAAGGTGATAGATCGAGGAGAGCAGCGCCATTACGGCACTGGCGAGGTCGCGATAAGCGGGGGGCACGAAAGTCATTGCCTGAGGCGCCAGGGTGAGCACGAACGCGAGCGCCAGAGTGACGTAATGCTTAAGCTTCACGGGTCTCTCCTTTCGACAGGCGCCGAGGTCTTGGCCCTAGCGCGTACGGGACGGCGTAAATAAAGCTCGGGCACAGATATCTCCGCCACGAGCCGTCTCCTTCAGACCAGGGCGTCCAGGCCGTTCGGGCCGGTGAACATCGCATACAACTGGGTCACGCCGGGCAGCCAGTTCGCGTTGAGATTCGTGGGATCGTTCGCTACGCCGATCGGCGCCCAGATGGCCGCGAAATAGTGCAAGAACTCCCGGCTGTAGGTCAGCCCGGACTCGTTGTAGGCGAACAGGCGACCGCGCGCCTGGTAGATAAACACTCGATGGGCGACGGTGCGGCAGCATTCTTGTAGCTGCAGATCGTAGGTGGTGGCGTAGCCGTCCAGCACGCCGAACTCGCGGCCGGGACCGCCGTTTTCCTGCTTGCGGATAGCCGCGACAAAACGCGGATCGACGCCAAAACGCTCGGCGACACGCCGGATCGCGGCGCGCTCTTCAGACCAGTTCGCCGGGGCACTCATCGGAGCACCCCGGCGATGGTGGCTATGATAGGAGCAGCATAGATGGACACGCGTGCGAGGTTACGCGCGCCCTCCATCCTCCGGTAGGGCGGACATTTGTCCGCTGATCAGGTCAACGAACGCCGCGGCTGCGGCAAGCCCGCCGCTAACATACTGGATCAGAATCCTGGGGATTTCACGACCACGGAAATCGCCCCCCGCGGAAGATCGATCGGATCGCCCGCGTAGCCGTCGCTAGGCGCCCACTGGGCCACCGAGAGCGCGCGGCAGTCGCCATCCTTCCACGCGCCGTTCTCGTAACTACCCCACTCATGCCCAATCGCGCGGCCACCCGCACGCTCGCCGACCGCATACTGGTTGGCGAGCGTGATCGCGTCCTTGTGACCCTTCCCGGCCAGCACGTCCGGATACTCGTCCGCCGCCGCTGCGCACAGCGCCAGGCGTGCATCCCGGATCTGCCTCTCGCTCAGCGGGGTCTGCGCATTATCCTGATCGCTCGCCGTGGGTGTCGCAGCCAAGTCGCCACTTCTCTCGGAGCTGACGACCGCGACCCCGATCCAAAATGCCACCGTTAGGGAAGCGACCGCACACCAGGCTCGCGCCAGCCCCTTTTTTGCCCTGGCGTGACGTGCCGGAAGCTTTTCCTTCTCGTCTTCCGTCAGCTTCGCGGACTCGCGCGCGTCCTTTTCGACCAACTTCAGCCGCGCCATCGTTATCGGCAGCCACGCCCACCACGCAAATGCCGCGACAACAAAGATCAGGCCGACGACCGCGTCCATTGATCTTCCTCTCCTCGTTTTTTTCAGCGCCGGTGCTTGAGAGATTCGTACAACCGTTGCAGTTCGTCGGCACTCAGCGCCGCCAGCGCGGACACTTTCTTGCCGAACTGCTGCGCCGCCAAGCTGATCAGCTCCTCGCTGGTCATCCCGTGGTGGGCCCCCTCGTCGAGGACGATCTGCGCCAGCTCGTCGATCCAGCTCTTTTTGGGCGCGCGCTTCGGTCCATCTCCGTGCGGGGCCTCAACGGTCACCACGATTCGCACGGTCCTTTGGCTGCCCGTCAAACAACTGGAGAAGCTCCGCCTTGTAATCCGGTTTGTGAACGCTGTCGCGCGGGCGCCGATCTTCGTCCCCCACCTGGTGCTCCTGGACGCCGAGATGGGCCACCATAGCACGCTAACGCGCAAAGTGGGTAACTCATGCTACCGCTCTCGCGATCTCTATCATCTTTTCCCGGGATACACGCTCCCCGCTATGCTCCTTGTCATCGCAGATCCGGTACAGCCTGAGAGCGGCGATCGCCTTCTGCTCGGGAGCGTACTCTCCTTTTTTTTCCTTCCGACTCAGGATCTCCATCACCTCGACCGCTTCGCGCATCAGGCGAGCGTTAAAGGGGCGCACCGGGCGCCCCTCTTCGTCGCGCGGCAACTTCTTCGGACCGCGGCCCGCCACCAGCCATTCGATCGATACGTCCATCGAGTCCGCGATCTTGAGGATGTTATCCGACGGGATGCGAATCCCCTTGCGCACGTAACTGCGTAAGGCGGCCTCGTGGACGTCCGTGCGACGCGAGAGAGCCGCGAAGCTTCCCTCTTCCTTTTCGAGCTCTTGCAGGCGCGCGATCAGCCCCGGGTCCCCGCGATCGTTTTTTTTCATCGGAGGCGAATCATGTCTCTTGACGAGCGAAACATGTTTCGCTAAGGTTTGTCGTTGTGCAGACACGCCAGTCAATTCCATTTGACCCGAGAGCTTATGTCAAGGATATGCATCCCGCCGACATTGTCGCGTCGTTAAAGAAGCGCGGAAAAAGCCTGCGCGCGCTGTCAGCCCATTACGGCTACGCGGTCGGCACTCTTCAACAGGCGTTACAGCGTCCCTACCCGAAGGCCGAGCGCCTGATCGCGCTCGCACTCGGAATGCGACCCGAACAGATTTGGCCGTCGCGTTACGCCGCGCCCCTGATGCCCAGCGGCCACCGTAGACGCAAGCCCTGTGCGAAGGGAGCACGCCGGTGACCCACGCCGTTGCCACCCTCGGGCCGCGCGCCCTAGATGCGGAGCCAATGCAGGTTTTCACCCAGATGCGTACCGCGATCGACGTCGCGGCGACCCTGGCCGAAACTCGCGAGGTGCGCCATCGGATCGAAGCGATCCGGCAGTACGCCCGCGAGGCGCAGGCCCGCGAACTAGAGAGCTTGGCGCGCGAGGCGCGCCTGCACGCTGAGCGCAAGGCGGGCGAGTTTCTGCTTGTCGCATTTGAGAAGGGCGAGCGCCGCGGCCGCGGAGGCGACCAAAGTACCAAAACGGAACTTTGCTCGCTCGACGACCTCGGCATCACCAAGAAGCAGTCGGCCGCGTGGCAGCAGATCGCGCGGATGACCGCGCAAGAGTTCGACGCGCGCCTGCAGCGCCTGCGGGGCATGAAGCGCACCGCGAGCACGAACAGCTTTCTGGCAAGCGGCGCGGCGATGTCCTCCAACTCCGACGAATGGCTGACGCCGCCGGAGATCGTCCAGGCCGTGCTCGCCGTGCTCGGCGAGATCGATTTGGACCCCTGCAGCAATGCGCGGCGCGAACAGGCCAATGTCCCCGCGCGCAACCACATCATCAAGACAGATGACGGCCTTACGCGGCGCTGGCTGGGCCGCATCTATATGAATCCGCCCTACGGCGATGCCGTTTCGCTTTGGGTGGCGAAGCTGACGCGCGACCTCCAAGCCGGCGAGGTGGAAGAAGCGATTGCGCTGGTCGCGGCGCGCACGGATACGGCCTGGTTCTCCAAGCTCGCCGATGCGGCCCTGATCTGCTTCGTCCGCGGGCGCTTGCGCTTCGGTGCCGCTGACGGCTCCAAGCTGGCGACGGGGGCGCCCTTTCCCAGCGCGCTCTTTTATCTCGGTCCCCACCGCGAGAAGTTCGCGCGCGTCTTCCGCGAGATTGGCTCACTCTTCGTCCCGTATGCAAGCGAGGCCCAGCCATGACCGGCGAAGTTCAGATTATCGAACGGCAAGTGCAATGGCCGACAGTCATTCTCATTCTCTACGAAGAGGACTCCGGCGAGGGCCTTACCTTCGATGAGCTTTGCGACGATGACGCGTGGCTGATAGATCCGCGCCTCGCCGGTCTCTCGGCGGCGGTGCTCGACGCCTCGCGCCTGTGGCTGATCAGGGAGCGCTGTGGGCGCTGGGAGCTGACGGCGACCGGGCTCGCGGCCGCCAGGTTCCTGGTCGAGGCGCGGGCGCAGGATGGCGAGGCCAACGGTCTGTGAAGATTCACACCTGTACGAAGGCCACGATCATCTGCGGCTGTGGCCGCAGCTACGCGATTTTCGATCTATGCCTGCGACCTCGGACGCTCATCGATCAACTGAGAGCCGAGTCGTCGGAAGATGGCTGGATATTGGAAGGCCACAAGCCCGCGCGCGAGGACATCAAGCCCGGGGGCGGCGCGGTTGACTACGAAATCGATGGCATATGCCCGCGCTGCCTGCGCGAGACGCTCCTAAAGAGCGCCCACGTCGGAGGGTTCATCCAATGAGCGAAAGGACCGCCAACGGACCTGCGATCGATGATGGTGGCCCAATGAAGCTTCGACGTGAAGATCTCCTCCGAGAGATCCAAAAGGCGGGAACGCAGTTTCGAGCGCGTGCTATTTCACGCCGTTGCCGCTTGGCCCGGCAGCTCTTCCGCGCTTCCTCCTCATCGATCGGCGCAGCGCTTTCATGCCGCCAAACCCAGAGACCTCCTCGTATACCTCTTCAGCCAGTCGCCGAGCATTCGGAGTGCCCGATCGCGTCGCGCTGCCGAGCATCCGAAGGAGCGCTTTAGAGATGGGCCTGTGCGTTCTCAGGGCTTCGATGGTCGAGATACTCTCGATTAGCACGATCAGCAAAAAGTGCGTTTCCAATAGCTCCCTTTCGATCTTAGCCAGCCTGCGCTCCAGAGCCGAGTCCGACATCTGCACTCCCTCCTTTGGTCGCACCCCTGCACCAAGGGGAGGGCAACGCGCGGCCGGCAGCCACAGGTATTGCCCAGTCCGTGGCGCCGGCCGTGGCCGCGATCCTCGAATCTGCCGGTCGCGGAGGCATGCATGAAGGACTGGTTGTCCGTGGCAGAACTGGCCGGCCTGCCCGGCCTGCCGCGCACCCGGCGCGGCGTTCAGCTCTACGTCAACCGTCATAAGTGGACTCCACGGGACACGGAGCATCGGGAGTTCAGCATCAACTATCTGAGCGGCGCGCAAAAGCTGGCTCTTATGCGTCGCGAATCTCGCGAGATCGATCCGGCGCGCGATCTGGCCGCCGCCGGCGACCGTGCTCCGGCCGGTCGTGCCGCGCCCGCGCCGCTCGGCACGGCGCTCTCCGAAGCGCAGCAGGACCTGCTCGATCAGCGCTTCGAGCTGGTGCAGCGTTACGAGGAGTTCCGGCGCGCCAACTCAGGCACCACGATGGCGGCGCTCAAGCAGTTCGCCGCGATCGAAGGAACCCCCTGGCCGACGCTCCATCGGTGGGTCAAGCGCTATCTCAAAGACGGCGTCGCGGGTCTGATCGACCAGCGCGGCCGACCCAAAGGCGGGAAGGTCGTGCAATCTGTAGATATGCAAGAGTCGATCATCGCGATGGTCATCCAGCAGCCTGTCCTCTCGGCGCGCCAGATCCGTCATCTGATCGAGCCGAGCTTCAACGGCGCCACACCATCGACAGTCCAGATTCAACGCTTCATCCGGAAGTGGACATCCGAGCACCGCGCCGAGATGGCCGCGATGACTAATCCGCGCGAGTTCAACAATCGCTACCGCGTCGCCGTAGCGGACGCGGCCGCCGGCATCACGCGCTTCGGCGAGCTCCTGGAGATCGACGCGACGCCCGCCGACGCCCATTGCGTTGACGGGCGCCACGCGATCATCGGCATGATCGACGTCGCATCGCGCACCACCAGGTGGCGCGTCTCGAAAACCGTGACATCCGTCGCGGTAGGACTCCTGCTGCGCGAATGGATCCGCGAGTTCGGCGTCCCCGAAGCCGTCCACGGCGACAACGGGAAGGAGTTCGTCGCGCGCCATACCCAGCGCATCCTCGCCGCGCTGGAGGTCGCCTGGAACCCGTCTCTCCCGTACGCGCCCTGGCAAAAGCCCTTCATCGAGCGGGCCAACGGCACGATGTCGCATGACCTGCTGCCACTCCTGCCCGGATACCGCGGCGCGAATGTGGCCCAGGCTCAGGCGATTCGCGAGCGGCTCTCGATGGCGGCGCGGCGCGGTAAAACGGACCGCACCATCTTCGAGGTCTCGCTCACCGGCGAGCAGCTCCAGGCCCATCTCGACAACTGGGCGCGCAACATCTACGGCGACGCGCCCCATTCCGAGTTGGCACGGCGTACGCCCAATGAGGTCGCGGCCGAGCTGCTCCGCCGCTCGGTCAAGCGCGCCATCGACGATCGCGTGCTCGACCAACTGATGGCGCAGGCGCCCGGCGGCGACGGACTGCGCGTCGTCACCAAGAAGGGCGTCTCTATCGACGGTGTTGATTACATCGCCGACGAACTGGTTGCGCACATCGGCCAGCGGGTGCACGCGTATTTCGACCCGCGCGACCTCGGTGAGATCGCGGTCTACTCCAGCGACCATCAGTTCGTCTGTGTCGCAATCAATCCCGAACGCAAGGGAATCGATCGCGGCACGATGGCACTGATGATGCGCGAGGCGCAGGACCGCTTCACGCGCGAGCATCGCGCGGAGGGCGCGCGGCTCAAGAAGAAGATCAATCTGCGCCGGGTAGCGGATGCCTACCTGCAGGCGCATGCGGATTCGGCGACGGCGGTAACGCTGGTGCCCGCGCGGGAAGCTGAGGAAGTGCGGACGCGGACGCTGGACGCGGTGGCGGATGCCGTGGCGGCGCGGGAACCAGCGGCCGCCGCGCCGATGATGACGGATGCCGAGCATGAGCGCCTCGACGCTTCCGTGCGATCGATTCTGTCACTCAAGCGCGGCGCGTACGACGAAGAGGCCGAGGCCGAGGCCATCGTCGCGCGCTACCAAAAGCTACTCGTCACTCCACGCGAGCAGCGGACGCAGTCCGATCTCGATTTCCTGAAGATGGTCGAGCCGTTGCCGGAGATCCAAGCGCTGCGACGGCGCGTAGCGTGAAAAGGAGAAGTCCATGAAGCGCAAGAAGAGTGCGAAGAGTGCGACAAAACGCTGCCGCTATTGTGCGGACGCGGCGCACAGCAACCGCTGCGGCAAATGCCTCGCGTGCTGCCAGGCGGACGCCTGGGCTGCTGGTATTTATCATCCGGCGGAGAAACAGGCCAATGCGTAACGCGATCGCGCAAACCTCAAATCTCAAGCGGCTGCTGCAAGCCGCTCACGGGCTGCTGTTCCGCAGTCCTGGGACGCCGGGCATCGGCCTGGTCTCCGGACCGGTCGGACTCGGCAAGACCACCTCGGCCAAGCATATCTGTCTGCTCGAAGCGGCCGTGTGGGTCGAGGCCCTGCCGGACTGGTCGCCCAATTGGATGTTGGGGGACCTGGCAATCGAACTGGGTGCCGAGCGAGCGCACGCCACGCGCGTCAACTTCGAGCGGGTGCTCGGCGCCCTGCGCGAGCGGCCGCGCGCCATCTTCATCGATGAGGCCGACCGCCTGGTGGATAGGCTACGGATGGTCGAGACGTTGCGCTCGATCCACGATCAGACGCAGGCCCCCCTCGTACTGATCGGCATGTCAAAACTCTCGCGCGTCGTCCAGTCGCTTCCGCAGCTCTCCAGCCGCGTGGCGCAATGGATCGAGTTCGGCCCGTGCGATCTCCGGGACGTGCGCACGTTGGCAACCACGCTGTGCGAGATCGAGCTCGCCGACGACCTAATTCGGCGCCTCCATGAGGAGACACGCGGGAGCGCCAGAGCAATCCGGGTCGCGCTGGAGCGCATCGAGCGCCTGGCGCGCCGGCGCGGCAAGCAGCGCGTTGGCGCGAGTGACCTCCCCGAAGGCTTCGAGTTCGCATACGCGCTGCGATCGACGCGTAGCGTCGTTGACCTGGACTCGGTCAGCGAAGAGCGAGCAGCGAGCCATGCCGCCGCATGATCTGGCCGGCAAGCCGAGCGAGCTGCGTCGCAGGGTCTGGGCATCGATGCGGATGTCGCCTGGCGGTTTTCGCATTACCCAACTCGCCGAGCTCGCCGCGGTCGCGCGCAAGCGCGTCGAGCGCTACGTGAACGCGCTGCAGCGCGGCGGCTACGTGGAGATCGTCGGGACACCCAAACACGGGTGGCAGGGACAAACCTATCGGTTGGTGCGCGATACCGGACCCATTGCTCCGCGCGTTGAGCGGTCCGTGCTGCTCGACCCCAACATCGTGATCGCGGAGGAACGCACGCGACGCGCGCGGCTGCTGGCCGAGCTGAGACGATGCGACCAGCGGTTGCGGGCGCTGGGCGCCTATGTGGAGCGCCTGGGCTATGAGACGGACGCTGGTAGCACGCCAGGGAGCCGTGATCAATGAGAGCCGCGGCAATCAGATATCACCACCAACAGCGAATGTGCCTGGGATGCGGGGTGCGCCGCGCCCTGTTTGTGGCCCACGGGCGCTTCAAGCGCGACCACAAACACGATCTGTGCTTTCGATGCTGGCGCGGGGCGTTGGCCGCGGCTCGCAAGAGGATCAGCCAATGGCGGCCGTGATCGAGCACAAGATCGCCGTGTGCTCGCTATGCGGCGAAAAGATTGATCTGAGCCGTCCTGTCAAATCGGGTCCAACGCACAGGCTCGTGGATCACCGCAGCAAGGCGCACCCGGACAAGCACGGTCGGATTGTATATCGAATCCTGCGCACGCTCGAAGGCTCGAAGAAGGCAGTGCCCGGAGACGATCCGGCCGCGTAGAAGTAGGAAAGGACGAGGTAGGCCAATGGCTATCTTAATCTGCGCCGCCTGCGGGGGGCGCCTCCAGGAGACGGGCGCAGCGATTCATACCGCGCACTTCGACGCCCAGGGCAATCTCACCCTCGGCGAGCCAGACTACTACTGTCGCTGGTGCGCAAGGCTCCTCGAGCAGTGGCAAGCGCAACAATCCAAGTCGTGGCTGCGGACCGGTCGTGCCGCGCCCGCGGTGCGCCGCGCGGAAGAGATCCGCTTGGTGGTCAGCGGCCTTTATCATCTCCAACCGGATGATCTGCTGTCCCGCAGTCGTCGGCAGAATGTTTCGTGCGCGCGCATGGTGGCCATCACCCTGGCGCATCGGCTGACCGGTCTGTCCACGGTCGCCGTGGGCAAGCTCTTCGAGCGCGATCACAGCACCGTCATACACGCGCTCCAGGTCACCGCACGCCGCGCGCAGGAACAACCGCAGTTCGGCGCCAAGCTCGCGCGCCTCGAGGCAGATTTGAGAACTCGCGCTCGGGTCCAAGACGATCCCGGCGCCCAAGAGGAGTACGCCTGATGATCCAGGTAGTGTACGCGATCGCCGATCATGTAAAGGCCACCACCGTGGCGGCTTTCGTCAAAGCCAAGTGGCCCGATGCTGCCGTCGAAATTGCCCTGACCATCGACCGGCCGCTTCATCACATCGAATGCTCGTCCGAAGAGCGCATAGACCCCTACACGGTCGAGGGCGCCTTCGTCGCCGAGATCGGAGGTTCCTTGTGACTACTTCGTCGAAAGTCGATATCCCGCGCGACGCCTACGAGGCCAACTCCTTCATTAAGCGGATTGGCATCGCGCAGCGCGAGCGCGCGCGGGTCGAGACTGAGATGCGCGAGGCGCTGGCGATCGTCAAGGAAGCCCACGAGCTGCAGGCGCGGCCGCACAAGGAGCGGATCGAGATCCTCACCCGCGGGCTGCGCGCATGGTGCGAAGCCAATCGCGAGGAGCTGACCCGCGGCGGGCGCGTTAAGTCCTACAAATTCGCGGCCGGCGAGATCTCATGGCGCACCAAGCCGCCGCGGGTCGTCATCTCCAACGCCAAGAAGGTGCTGGAGCTCATGCGTGCCGTCGGCAGCCGCTTCCTGCGCGTGGTCGAGTCGATCGATCGGCAGGCGATGCTTGCGGCGCCCGAGGAGGCGCAGGCCATCGCCGGCGTGAAGATCCGCAGCGCCGGTGAGGACTTCATCGTGCGGCCATTCGAGGCCGACCTGCAGCGCCCGGATGCGGAGGAAGCCCGGCCATGACGATCGGTGTCGATGTTGGAATCTGCACGCTATGCCGGGTGGTGAAGAGCGGCTACCGCATCCGGAGCGAACCCGGCGCCCTGGTCCGCCTGCGTCTCTGCGACGAATGCGCCGTGCTTCTGAGCCGGCTTCTGAGCCATCAGCTGAATGATGAGATCTGGGGCCTTACGTCGTCGGGCGCCGAGGGCGCTCCAGAAAAGAGAAGAATCGAGTCTCTCGGACACGACGAGCCGGTTTTCGTCCTGCGCGCCCAGGACCGCTTGGCTCCGATCATCGTGAGCATCTGGCGCACCCTCGCGTTGATGCATGGCGCGTCGCGCGAAAAGCACTCCAGCGCGCGCTACGTCGAGATGGAGATGCTCCAGTGGCAAATCAGCAACGGGTCGAAATGGCCCGACTGAGGTAAGAACCATGGCTAAAACAACCGAAGCGGCAACCGCCCCGGATTGGGCGCGCGGGATCGAAGAAGGCGCGCGGCGACTATCCCTCGCGCGCGGCCAAGTGGAAAAGGAGCGGGGCGCCCTAGCGGACGCGCAGGCAGCCTTCAAGGCAGCCGCAGCCGAGTGTAAACGCATCGAGCGCGAACTGCTCTCACTCATTCGACCTCGGCGCGCGAAGAAAGAAGGAGTAGCGAAGCCTTCCCGCCGACAGGCGGAGGGATTCGCCGCCCGCGCCCTCAAACTGCTCGCGCAGGACGGCGGCTCTTACAGCCTGGCGGCGTTGGTCGAGGAATTTGGCGGCACGATGGGCGCAGGTTACCAGGCGATGCACGCGCTGCGCGGACAAGGCCTCGTGGACAGGACAACCAACGGGGACTGGGCACTCACGGAGAAAGGCCGCGCGCGGGCGACGATATGACCTCGAACCAGGTCACCGATCTTCTCGAATCGCACGGCGCCCTCCGATGCGTCGGCGCCCCGTCTCTGATCGCTCGGAGGTACGCATGAAGGCGCTAACCTTGACGCAACCCTGGGCCACACTGATCGCGCTCGGAGCCAAGCGAATCGAAACGCGCTCTTGGGGCACCCGCTACATGGGGAGACTCGCGATTCACGCAGCGAAGGTCTTTCCCAACCGGGATCGGGAACTCTGCATGTCGGAGCCGTTTTGCCACCGTCTGCTCAACGGTGACGAGATTCTGGTAGACATGCCGCGGGGCGCCGTCGTCGCGACCGCGCAACTCCGAGCGTGTATTCGGATCGCCTCATTTGCCGACGTCAAATCGCGACTTGATCGCCTTTCCACGCTGCCGAAGGTCGCCGAGTTCGAAGAAGCCTTTGGCGACTATTCACCGGGCCGCTACGCTTGGATACTGGACGACATTGTTCCACTCGATCGCCCCGTGCCGGCGCGAGGCGCGTTAGGTCTGTGGGAGTGGAGGGGACCGCGATGAGTGGTACTCTCAAGCGCGACTTTGAGGCGCGCCCAGTGAGCAATCGCGGTCCTACTCCGCAGCTCGGGCTGCCGCTCTACGGGCGCAGCCCGCTGCGCCGTCTCCCGCCGGCTTCCAAGGGCGCGACCGATACTTCTCTGGCGGCCGGCGAATCGATCGGCGCGCTCGCTGGCGCGCTGATGGGTCAGATTCGCGATGCCCAAAAGCGGCGCGCCAGCTCGGGAGTCGCGCTCGCGATCGCGGTGCTGCAGGAGGTCCTGGCGTGGCTCGATAGTCACTCCGAAGGCGCGACCGCCGATGACATCGCCGTGGCTCTGCGGCGTAACCCGCTCACGGTGCGCCCGCGCTTGAGCGAGTTGCGCCGGCGCGGCCTGGTGAAAGACAGCGGGCGGCGAGGGCGCAATGCCTCGGGCAAGTCCGCCATCATTTGGGTGCGAGGATAACGATGATGACCGCCGCTGCGCTGCTCGAAGAGCTTACCAGCGCTGGTTGCTACCTGTTCGTGCACGACGGTGTGGGCTCTCCTGGCCTCTGGCTGACGATCATTCCGACTTGCGACGGCGCTCGCAAACTGGCGCATGCGCGACTCGGCGATATCCGCGCCCACTGGGGGCGCCTCATGATGCTTGTGATTGCCTTGGGCGCGAGGAATTAGATCTATGGGCGACAAGACCGGCATTCAATGGACCGACGCGACCTGGAACCCGGTGCGCGGATGCTCGCGGGTCTCCGCCGGCTGCGAGCACTGTTACGCCGAGGCTCTTGCCGCGCGCTTCTCAGGACCGCGGAAGGCCTACGAAGGGTTGATCATGCAGACGACCGCAGGACCGCGATGGTCGAACGCCATCAAGTTGGTGCCCGAGGCGCTGGATCTGCCCCTACGTTGGCGTCGGCCACGCCGCATCTTCGTCAATTCGATGAGCGATCTGTTCCATGAGGATGTTCCCGATAGCTTCGTCGCGCAGGTATTCGGCGTGATGGAGCAAGCTCCGCGTCATACCTTCCAGGTGCTCACGAAGCGCCCACAAAGAATGCTTGAGTTGCTTGAGCGCCCGGTCTGGCGCGTCGCTCTCCCCAACGTCTGGCTCGGCGTGTCGGTCGAGAACCGGGCCGCGCTGCCGCGGATCGAGTATCTGCGCCAAACACCGGCGGCGCTGCGATTTCTCTCTGTCGAGCCGCTGATCGAAGACCTGGGCATGATCGATCTGCGTGGCATCGATTGGGTAATCATCGGCGGCGAGAGTGGCGCCGGCGCGCGGCCGTTCAACCTCGCATGGGCGCGCGACCTGATTCGGCAATGCCGCGCCGCTGAAGTCGCGCCCTTTATGAAGCAGGTTGGCGCGGTGCCGACGATGGATGAGTCGCTCTGGCGGAACACGTTTCCCACGCCGCTTCTTACGCCGCGAACGCGCGACCGAGTTCCTGTGGGTTGCGTCGGGCTCTCATTCTCGGACCCCAAGGGTGCTGATCTAGACGAACTGCCCAAGGATCTGCGCGTGCGTGAATATCCAGTAGGCGCGCTATGAGTAATCAAAATCAGGACGCTCTGCGCCGCGCGCAGCTCGCCGCGATCCACGTCGCCAAGAAGCAGTTGCGCCTCGACGACGATACGTACCGCACGCTGCTGGCAAACCTCACTGGGCACTCGAGCGCGGCGGAACTGACAGCGCCCCAGCGAGCGGCGGTCATAGAACATTTCCGGCGTCGCGGATTCGAGCCCGCGCCGGCCAAAGGAGCAAAAGCCGAAAAGCTCCAGCAATCGGCAATCTTGAGAAAGATCCGCGCCTGCTGGTTGGATCTCAAGAGCGCCGGCGCGCTGCGCGACTCCTCGGAGCGCGCTCTGCGGGCGTTCGTGAAGCGCGTGGTGAAGGTGGATTCGCCAGGCTGGCTCACTCCTCCGCAGGCGAACGTGGTGATCGAGGCTCTCAAGGCGTGGCACAAACGCGTAGGAGATGCAGATGCCCAGGTGGGAAGAGATCGGTAGGGTGGCGGGAGACGAGGCGGCTCTTCAACTGTCGATAAAATTCGGGGGCACGCGAATCTACGTCCCGGTAGTACCGGACCGGCAGTTGGTGGAGGCAGTGGGCGCGGAGGCGGCCGCGCGGCTCAGTAGCGCGTGGGGCGCCGAGCAGATCGACGTGCCGGCGCGGCCCGGCAAGACCGCGCGTCTCAAGGATCGCGTGAGGGCACTTCTGGGCCAGGGGCTATCATGCCGCGAAATCGCGCGGCAATTGGCTATTACGGAGCGGCACGCGCGCCGTGTCCTCCACGATGACGGCGCTGCCCGATGAGCTATCTGGTGCTGTCTCTCTTCCCGGGGATCGGGCTGCTGGATCGCGGGTTCGAGGAAGAGGGTTTCACCATCGTGCGCGGTCCCGATCTTCTGTGGGGCGGCAACGTCAAGCGCTTTCATGCGCCCGCCGGGCGCTTCGATGGTGTAATCGGCGGAACTCCCTGCCAACCTTTCACTACGTTGCGGCCGCTGATCCTGAAAGTGCACGGGAAGTTGGCGGAAGACCTCATACCGGAATTTTGTCGGGTGGTCGATGAAGCGCAACCCGATTGGTTCGTGATGGAGAACGTCCGTCGCGCGCCGTTGCCACTGGTCACAGGGTACAAGGTCCATGCGCCGCTGTTCGACAACCGATGGATCGGCGGCGAGCAGAGTCGGCTACATCGCTTCAGCTTTGGGACCCGCGATGGGCGCTCGCTAAATACGCATGCCGAGGAGGTCGCCCTCGAATGTGCAGCATTTAGCCGGCGTTGCATGGCGCGCGGCGGTTGGCGCCCGAAGTTGGGCCGCGGCGGCCGGCTGCGGTCGCATTCTATGTCCGCGTATGGGTACAAGACAGCGGCTGTTTTCCGTGAGTATCGGCGGCTGCAGGGCTTGCCAGACGACTGGGATCTGCCTGGGTTCACCGTGGAGGCAAAGATCCGTGCGCTCGGTAACGCTGTGCCGCTCCCGATGGCGCGGGCGCTCGCCAGGTGTGTTCGCCGCGCACTTGCCTCGACGGCGGCTTGA